TAGGCAACAAATAAAGAAGCAATTTGAGCATTATTTAGACCCTAGACAGGTAAAACAACTGCAAGACAACCCTAAGTCTTTAAAGCTAGGGGGCGAAACTCGATACGCAACATTCTTATTTACTGATGTTCGTGGGTTTACTTCTTTATCGGAGACTCTGCCACCAGAGCAAGTCACGTACATAATGAATAAAGCCTTAACTGCCCAACAGAAAGCCGTGCAGAAATACGAAGGCATGGTCGATAAGTATATAGGTGACGCGATGATGGCTATCTTCAATGCACCGCTTAATCAACCAAACCACGAAAGTAAAGCTATCGGGTGCGCTTTAGAGATAATAAACAACATGAAGATTCTTAATGTAGAGTTAGTTGAAGAAGGCTTGCCTGAAATAGCCATAGGTATTGGGATAAATACTGGTAGGGCAGTAATAGGAAATATGGGAAGCGAATCCCGGTTTGACTATACGGCTATTGGCGATGCTGTTAATACTGCAGCTAGGTTAGAGTCGGCTACTAAAGAACAAAAGCTAGACTTGCTAATTGGAGAATCTACCGCAAAGAAGGCTGATGTTACGCTAAAGTTTGTTAAAGAGATCCATGTAAAGGGTAAAGAGCAAGGACTAAAGGTTTACACGTTTAAAAATAGGTAATATAATAATCGGACTTTACTGGTATCGCGCTATACCCCTGCTAGGGTGGCCTCTTAGAGAAAGTAAAGTGCAGCCCTACCCTGTTTTTAGTCACTTCTCAGGGTAGGGTTTTTTACTCTACCCTCCATACACGAATACCGCGTACCTTATCTTTAGTCGTTGTTTTCATACGAACCTTAAACTTGTATCTAGCAACCGCTAATTTAATAATTCGTTTAGCTTCTTTAGTATCAAGACACGGAATAAAGAAACTTGAATGTGGCTCAAACTTATCCCACTGAACGTCAAAATGAATTCCATGTATTTCAATCATCTACAGAAAGCTCCTCTTTAACTTCATTAGGTATAAACGTATCGTTAAACATGTGTGTATCTACTGGTGCTGAATCTAACGCAGTTCCTTTACCCAAACGCTTTTTGATACTGCCTTTAGCTATACCTTGTGCAGTTAGACTCTTTATAAAGTCTTTAAATATAATTTGCTGTTCCGCACAGAATGTACGTAACGACCTAGTAAATATATAAACTATCCCAGTGTCCGGCTCCCAACGCCCAATCATTTCATTTCTAGGTTCTTGAATAGGACTTGGTTGCATAGCTGTTCGCTTATCTGCTTCACCATCTATAATCAAAAACTTATTCCAGTTAGCATTCTGGTATGCTCCTAGCACACCAATAAAATCTATCTCTGGTTCAGTTATCTGATCGCGTAGCGTAGGGACTAACTCATCCATAGCCCATCTATATATTCTATCTACATCAAGGTCTATTAGATTCAACGCTTTAGCTATGTATGCTCCAGTAATATTGCAAGCAATAACCGCAGACCAAAATCTTTCTTTTGCGTCTAATCCGACTTCCCGATCTAATCTTTCTTGGCATCTCTTGGCTATATCTATCACTTTAGGTAGGTTTTGAGTTAAATATTGAATATAAGATTCGCCTGCAACACCATAATTACTAAGTAGTTTTCCTTCAAATATCTTGTTTGCTTGTGGTTTACTGAGGTTATTAGTTTGTTCTATGCGGTATTCTAATAGCCGCATTATTTCGCCGTCAGCAAACTGCTTCATCAAACTTAACTTTTCAGCCATAGAAGCGTTACTAGATGCTAATGCAATCAATGCCCAACTTGTATCATTCCTACGCTCCATATTGTTCTGGGACTGCATACGCCCCGGCCCTATGCCCTGCGATACCCCATACAGTAACGTCGATACCTTTTCAGGAGGCATATTAGTTATTTCATCAATGGTGTACGGCAGATTGTTCATGATACCTAGTCTATTCATCTTATGAGCAAACGTATCTGTTTCTTGTGCTAGTAACTTATCAGGATGTCCATACACACTGTTGCACATCTTCAATACAGTAGATTTGCCTGTACCACTACTAGAGTTAATCAGGTTTATCATCGCTCCGTTATACCCTAGATGCTTTATTATTGGCGCACCAAATGCGGTAAAGAATCCAAACGCATGGGGTTCAAACTTAGGCATGTCGTATACCGACACGACTTCCTTCCATACATCTAGACTGCCTACAGGTTTTAAGTATTCACATAAACGCTCAGTTACTTCTGATGGTGGTGAGTACCGTACTGTTTTTGCTGATATTTCTTTATCACCTAGAACAAACGCGGCATTATTATCTGTCCACCCAAACTGCCTTCTCATAATCTCAGCCTCATTTGAGTATTGTTGGTTATTGATGCACGATATTAAGTACATCATTATCTGGTCAAACGCCTTCGGCATTACGACAACACCTTTTGCCGACAAAAACTTTCTTAGTTCTTCTTTACTAGTCACAGTAGACAAAGGAATCATAAACTCTTCCGCTTCGTCTTTTGGTAGTTTCAGCCTTACAAAAACTAATTCCCCACGCTCTTTATCTTTTAGTCGTTTAGTCACACGCAAACTGTGGGCATACACCATTACATCAGGTTTCTCGTCATCGTCAGTAGTCTTATATATGCTGCCTTCCTTGCTAACAAAATAAGGAAAAGGTAATTCTGGTAGGTTGTTTTGTTCTGGCTCGGCCTTCTTAATCTCTTTGCATAGCCCAATAGGACTGTTTATTTTCCCTCTATGCTTACATCCGTCACATAAGTTTGGCGCGTGTTCCTCAAATGTAGTGCATCTGTAAGGCTTATCTACTAAATCCTTAATCTTTCTTTGTGTTTCTTCGGCGGTATAGTCTGGATGGTTCTTAGACATCTCATGTATATACGCCTCACCATCTATACAGTTTGCGGCTATAGACAGTCCGGCTCGCCACAAGTTGTATTCTATACTCTCTTGGTTCTCTAATATGTTCTCAATCTGGGAACAACCCTTCTGGCGTTTAATCTTGTCTATTAGATTAGCAAACTTATTTTGTCTGTCGTCTAACAACCGTTGTGCTTCTGGGGGAAAAGAAATATTGCTATCTATTACCGGGGTGGCCCCTAGCGTACTTGATAGTTTTAGAAAATCAATATCTTTTCCTTCTCGTAAAACTTGTACTTTTTCAGGAGGCTCGTCTTTATAGTTAAGTGTATCTGGGACTCGGAGTATACGAGCGCAGTCTGCCGTCACCGCAGGATCAGCTTCAAACTCTGCTTCTTTGCACAATACCTTGAGTTTTTCAGCAACAGGTTTCCATTGTTCTTTACTAATGGCTTCTGTCAATGTCCAATAAACATGTATACCCCTACCACTATTAATAAGCGTGGGTAAAGATAACCCCTTATCGTTACAAAATTTCTTGAGTGCTAATAACGCTTCGCCTTGACTAGCAAAAGGTTTCCCTTCTCCACAATCTAAGTCAAGCCAAAAAGATTTAAACCACTTGGCGTTTTCTTGTGTCCTAGAAGATTTGTTTTCAAAGGTAGCGCAACCGTAGTAGACGTTAAATGAGTCTGCTAATAGTTTTTCTGCCCCTACTTGTAGTTCTTCTAACGTATCGTGAAAACTTTGTCGTGGTGATACCCCTGTTTTTAACCCTACAAGACAATAGTGACCTTCACTTGGAAGGATTTTCTCCAGTGTCTCTATCATCTTCACAATCCAATTTTCCGGTTTCTATAATTTTGTGTACCTTTGCATGGTGTTTTTTATGCGGGTTCCAATCTCCGTAAAACCACGAATATATATTCCACCTAGATACACCAAAATATGTAGATAAATCTTGGATTGTAATATCTTTTTCTATACACACTTTCCCAAGCTGAACGCCGATCATATCGATCGGCGCTGCCTCATTCTTGCGGAGTGTATAGATGCTATAACCCCTAACATCTTTCATTAGTCGTCTACCTCATCAAACTGTGAAAGGATGTCGTCTAACTCAGATCCGTCCTTTTTTACAGGCGCTTTCTTTTTACGGCTCTTTGTAGTTTTTGGAGTAGGTACATCTTCTACTTCAGCAACAACTTCTGACTCACCAAATGGGTTGTCGTCTTCGGTTTTAGCTGAGTATCCATCTACTTCACCAAACGGGTTAGCTTCTGCCATCTCTGCAAGTGACACTACCTGTACTGCTCGTAGACGTAGTGATACTCCTGAGTTAGACATTTTGTATGGTACTAACTCGACGTTAATATTAACGGTACTACCAGAAGTAAGTTGAAAGTCGTCGTCTAACTTAACGCTTTTAGCATCATATTGTGAGGGCTTTCGTGTAGCATTTTGACCGTAAGCCGCCGCTAAACGAGTCTTGCCTTGGAAACGACCGTCATCAAGTTTCTTAAACGGCATGTCAATCTTCTCAGGCCAACTAGCTTCTTTACCTTCGTCCCAAGCAGTAACCATGTTCTTATATAGTTCTGCCGCTTGATCCTTGGTCATGTTAAATGACATTGAGTACGATGCGCCGTCATCAAATGCGTCACACGGCATAGATTTCTGCTTAGTGCTATCGAAGTGATAGGGCTTGTCCATACGTGGGTACATAGCCTCTACGTTGTTAATATTAAAGCGTGTGTAGTTTTTCTTAGCCATAGTCATTCCTTTATTGGTTTAAATGGGTTGTATTCTTCCGCAGAGAACTTAGTTTTTACTGCGGATACTGCGTCTACACTATCAGCTAAATCTTCAACCAACAGTGTAAAAGTCTCTGGTACAAAGCCGACTGGTTCAAACAGTAGCTTTTTGTAGGGCGCATTCTCGTCTTGAGATATGCGTGTGATCATTCTCTCTGGGCTGTAATCGTGTGAGCCAAGATATTTTTTATATGCTGTGTATGGCAACCTTTTAGAGTTGTTCTTTTTGTCTGGTGCTGACCCAAACAAAGAGGTGGCGGGTAGCTGTAGTTGAAATACACCCTGTGCTTTTTCTTTATCAGTAATAAACCCAACAGCTATATGGGTAAACAATCTACATGCTTTAGAATTATTATTACCAGACCCACGTATGTTCTGCTTACAAAGTGTACAGCTTGAGTGTTGTTTGTCTTTCGCAGTAATATCAGGCCCACGATTTGCATCTGAAGTCCAACAGCTAGGTAATCTACTTGCACCGTCCTCGAAACTATTTTTGTAGTAATACCGAGATACAGTTGGTGCTTCGTTAACAATAACAAGATCAAGATAGTCTCTCTCACAAGATGCAACCACCCCTTGCTCATCTACCAATTGCCATGTTTTATCGTCGTGCTCTATGCGACGGTCGTATATGCTCCCTGCCACAATTACGATCTACGTACTACTATTTTGTACCCTGCATCAACATTAATACCCTGTGGTATTTCGTCAGGGTTTTCTTCCATAAACTGATTCATGGTAGATTGTTTAATACGTTTCTCAAGACAATCAAATGCGTCGTTCTTAACAACCCATTCATAGAACGCAGGCCAATTCGCTGTCCATATTTTTCGTTGGACTTGGCACATTATAGTGCCAGAGTTAGTCTTAACTGATGTAACATCATGTTCAAGACAGTGCTCTTGTAGGTGGGATTCTATTTTTTCTTTGTCTTCTTTGAGCTTAGTTATCTTTTTGTCAGCTTCTTTTTGTATCTTAGATATCTCGTCACGTATTTTGACAACGGCTCCGGCAAGTTGATCTAGGGACGCTTTCACTTCTTCAGTCATTTCATACTCCGCTTGTAAGAGTTAGTAAAGATATTAGTATATATGTAAATATTGACTTTGCAAGGATTTTCTTTATTTTATTTCTTCGTTATATAAATCAATAAGTTTGGTGTGTTCTTCAAGTTTTCCAGACAGTAATTTATAAAGTCTACGTTCAACAGGACTACCTTGTATGTGTACCACAGTCATCTTGTTAGTCTGTCCTTTACGATTTATACGAGCATTGGCCTGCAAATAAGTTTCGGTAGATGTCACAGGTGCATACCATATCACTGTACTAGCCGCCGTAAGTGTGACTCCGTGTGCTGCTGCTTGGGGTTGGATAATTAGTGCTTTAGTATCGTCGTTTGTCTGGAACCGTTTAAATATATCTGTTCTTTTAGGTAGTGATACGTTACCAGTAATACATTCGCTAGGTACGCCAGCGGCTAACAAAAACTCATGTAGCAAATTTATAGTATGTCTAAATGGTACAAAAATAAGAACTTTTGCTATAGATTCGTCAATGGCTTCTTTGATTACGTTAAGTCTGTTGCTCACATCAAACTCTATTGTATTGCCTGAGTTAGCGTACACCGCACCGCACGATATCTGTAGTAGCTTGTTAAGGTTAACAGCAGCGTTTGCACTTGTTACGATTTCTTCTTCTGCTAACATCAGAAACTGAGTCCGTACTTCCTTGTAGTAGTGCTCTTGTTGGCGTGTCAGTGGGGCTTCACGCTCTGTATATACGATATCAGGTAGGTCTAAACATTCTTCTTTGGTGAACCGTATGGCAGGCTGTAGTGTCTTAAACACAGTATCAACTGCATCTGGTTTAGGTATCCATTTGAACCTGCTAATTGGATACATGACTAAATCTCGGTAGGCTGTCTTTGAACGTACTACATTATGTGGCACACATAGTTTTGCTAATCCGTGTGCATCAACTGGAGATTGTGCCGCCGGAGTGCCAGTCAGCATCCATACCCACGTATCTTGGTTCACTAGCTTCGCCATTGTTTTCCATCGTTTTGTAGTGGCTGTCTTGTATGCGTTAGCTTCGTCAATAATAATTAAGTCAAACCCGCCTGCTTTTATAGCGTCTTGTATGACGTTTACTCCGTCGTAATTAACAATGACATATTCGTAGTCTGCTTCTAATACCTCAACACGTTTTTCTTTTGAGCCATAGGCTATGCCCACACTTCTGTGTACAGCAAACTGAAATAAATCTGTTTGCCACGCGCTCTGCATAATTGATAGTGGCGAAACAATAAGAACTCTATTGATATAACCTTGCTCTAACAAATAATCTGAAGCCCATACACACGCCGCAGTTTTACCTGTGCCTTGTTCGTTAAAACAAAATGAACGGGGGTTTAGTGTTAGAAACTCAGCAGTAGTTTTCTGATGTTCCATAGGTGGGAACACACCGCCCCAACTATAGTCACGAGTAATCGGGCTAGGTATGTTTTTCATTTTTAACCCTGCCAACCGCTGTGTTGTTGGCAAATCCCAATCTACCGTCATGGTGTATATATCTTCTGTAATATCTACAACTTTGCTAGTAGGTATTTTGTCTTGGATTTTGTCTGGGTTACGTGTTCTTAGTAATAGAGTCTTGTCCTCTATAATCTGCATAATTCACTTCTTTTTCTTTGTTGTTCTTTTCTTCTTGGGTTTATTTACTTTCACCGTATGATCAGAATTCCTGCTAAAACTTCTGTTCTTACTCGGCTTAACTAATCTTAAATTACTTTTTTTGTTAGACCCGCCTTTTGATAACGGCTTCTTGTGATCTATATCTTTGCCTTTACGATCAACACCTGCTTTATCCATAGCATATCGCGCACGTTCTCTAGCGGCTCGCGCTTTCTTTTCTTTCCGCGCCTTTTGCTGTTGGTACTCTTTTTTGTACGGTCTTGGTTTATTTACGTAAGGCATGTAACTGTCTCAATTGTTTCCGTTGTACTCGCAGTCTGTCACAGGACACCAATTACGACAAGTAAAATTCTCATATGGGTTCCACACATCTGCCTCTATAGAAAGACTTAATCTTTGTACGTCTTTGTTCCAGTAATCCCAACCTGCTTCTATTTCATCTCTAGTATATGTAGCGCCTACAAACTCTTGAGATACCAAAAACAATAGCCCACCTTTTATAGTTGTTAGTTCTGGGAAATGAGCAAATAACGCTAGGCTTAATAGTTGTAGTTGGTGTACATCTGCAAACTTTGCTGACTTTCCGGTTTTATAATCTATTAGCAACGCCTTGCTTCCATTAACGATAACCAAATCGGCAATCCCTCTCCACCAAACTGTTTTGTCAAAGAACTTACAGGGTTCTAAATCTTCTGTTAGACCCATACGGTATTCAAATAGCTTCTCGCCTTTGGCTTTTAGTAGTTTATCAACGTAAGGTTTTGCAAACGCATACTTTTTAGGTATTGGAGTCCCGTCTTTACCATAATCTTCGCATGCTTTATGTACTTCGTTACCATATATAAGGTGTTGAGATGATGGTTCTTTAATATCCTTAACTATACGAAGTCGATGATATTTACGCGGGCACTGTTTATACAAAGATAAACTAGAATACGACCAAGATAAATTCATCCGCATTCTCCATAAGACTTACCAATACCGCTTTCACAATCTAATGGCAGCCCTTTTGCCCAATCGGGTGTCTCGCGCATACAATCCTCAATAAACTCTCTTGCTTCTTCTACTTCTTCATTCTTTACTACACATACCAAACTGTCGTGTACTGTCAGGGCAACTTTATAATACTCACTTATCCTCATCATCTGATAAGCAATAATACATCTGGCAATTGCTTGGCATATGTTCTCTACCACCTTACCGCCGTATATCCTTACGTTCATTCTACGTGCGCGGTAAGTAAACTCCCCATGTTCTTGTTTTAGTTTAGGGTACTCTAGTAACACGTTGTTTGGTAAAACAAATCCAGACTCTCCTAAAAACACCGCGTCAGGTATAACTCCAAAACTACACTCTTTATTTTGTAGCATAGTTCGCAAACAATGCTGACCGTCTTTCCATAGTTCTTTTATTTTGCTGTATTTCTGGCGGTATGTGTCTATGATTTTTTGGGCTAAGTTTAACTCAATATCCACACCAAAGTTTCTAAGTTGGTTACGGAATCTTTCAGCCCCCATGCCATACCCACAACCTAATATTGTTGTCTTACCAACAAATCTTTCTTCTTTGGTTATATCTCCCGGCTGCTTGTCATAAATACTTCCTGCCATTATCTTATAGACATCTTCTTTGTTAGCGAATGCCTGTACTAAATCGTCTTGTCCCGATAACCATGCCAGTATCCTAGCCTCGATCTGTGATGAGTCAGCATCAATTAACGTATGTCCTTTCGGCGCAATAATTGCTCTCTTTATTACGTTATTCCCACGGCTCGGTAAGTTTTGTAAGTTCACCTTATCTGATCCACCCCATCTGCCTGTATGAGCCGCGTGATATTTTAGCGGTACGGGTAACACACCGATACGCCCCGCTATATCAATTAGTCTCTGAGTTCTGGTTTCTTCTAACGTAGACTTTACTCCTAACCTAGCAGTGACAAGTGCTTGAACCTTTGGATTCTCATGCCCCATCAAATCGTTCAAGCCTTTATCACTCTTGGCAAACGCAAAGGTTTCCTTGCCTGTACGTGCCGACGTTTTCATAGGGGGTAGCACACCTAGTTCTTCTAATGCTTCAGCAAACTTAGGGTTGCTTTGCAGTATTTCAGCATTAGATTTTGCCTTCTCCATTAGTTCTTTTTTTGTTTTGATAACTTCAGCTAAGTGGTTCTTTAATAAACCTACGTCTAAATGCAACACAGGCTCAGAAAACATTTTTATGGTGGCACTAATCGCTTCGTATTCTTCTTCGGCGATTTCTTCACGGTGTAGCTCTGCAAACAAACGTATCGTAAGTTCGCAGTCGTTTTTGCAATACTCGCCGTACTGCGCCAAATCTTCTGGTGTAAAGTCCTCGCGTCTTTTACCTAACGCATCAACAACTTCAGTGCCTTTCTTACCAACGTCCCACCGTTCACACGCGGCTTTTAATGAATTACTGACATGCACACCGTCAACTGCTCTTGCTAAAGAAAGGGTATCTACCCACCTTGGTGGACGAATATCAAAGTGCCAATTTAATATTGCCGCATCAAACATAGCATTGTGCGCTATGGCGCAACTGAGTTTCCAATCAAACTGCTGTAGCCACTCACGTATCTCGTCGTGCGTACCACTGAACCATTGCGCTTCGTTGTTGTTTACTTTGACCCCTACCCCAATCACTTGGAACTGCGTGTCGTTGATGTATTCTTCTGTGGTAAGTTTGGACAGCGAAAACTTTTTGCTGTAGTACGTCTCGAAATCTATTGTTATAACCTGCACTAATTCTGCTTCCTTAATCATGATGAGCAAAAACCTCTCGTAAGACCGACC